GTCAGGACCATTAAAATTTCTTGGAAATATTGGAAAAGTTTTTGGTAAATTATTTTGGCCTTTGACTGCTTTTATGGCAGCTTGGTCAGGAGTAAAAGGATTTATTGAAGGGTATCAAGAAGATGGTATTATTGGTGGAATCCAAGGCGCTGTTGAAGGAATGTTTAACACTTTAATATCCGCCCCATTACAACTTATTACTGATGCTACAGGGTGGTTATTGGGCAAATTAGGTTGGACAGAAGGTAAGAAATTTTTTGAAAAAATTAATTTCGCAGAATTCTTTGGTAGTTTTTTTGATGTGATATTTGGAAACATTAGAATTGTTTTTGATAATATTGGTGATTTATTCCGTGGAGAATTTTCTTGGGAAAAGGCTAGAGAGACTTTAATGGCTTTACTTAAAATCTTCACTCCAATTGGTATGCTAGAAGAATGGGTAAAAAAGGCATTTAATTTTATTAAATATGATATTTTAAAATTTGACCCTGAAAACACTGATCAAACTCTCATGGGTTACTTGGGTGATCTTTTTAAATCTATTTTTGATACATTGATGGAAACAGCCAAAAATTTTGGTAAAACTATTAAACGAGACATTGACATGACTGTTACAGCGTTTGGGTTTGTATTCATGAATATGTTTGATGAACTTTTACTGGCTATTCAAAAAAGAGTAAGAATTAAACTTCCAGAACTTCCATCAGAAGACATTGGGTTTAAGGTATTTGATAGAACAATTGGTATCCCTAAAGGGTTCATTATGTCAGGGCAAGAATTTGGCGTGGGTGATCCTAATGTGACCCAAGAAAGAATACAAAATCGCCAAATACGAATGCTTGATGCAGTTAATCAATATGAAGCGGCGGGTGGTGGATTATATTCTGGGTATTTCCAACCTATAGCAAATAATTCAGGAGCTGCTGTTCAAGCTCTAAACAGTATGGCTGGTGCTTCTGGTGGTGGCACTACAGTATATCAGACTACCAATAATATCACTCAAGGTGGTGGTGGAGGTTCCTCTGGATCACCTAATGCAAGTAGTTCTACTGCTACTGCCTCTAATGATCATGCTGGCACTCTTGACGCAACTCAGTTTATTAGTGGTGGTCCTGCCAGATAAAAAAATCCCCGGCGGAAAGGAAACACCGGGGATTCTCTCTAACTTCTAGTCTTCGTTTGCGAGACGTGAGAAGTATGACATAGTATCCTTATCATCGTCATCATCAACAGTTGGTGCAGATACTGGTTCCACGCTCTTCATTGGAGCAGTATCAGCAGTAATCGACAAATCTTCTTCCTGCTGTGGAGTAAATGTTCCACTAGCACCCAGAACAGCATCCAGTCGTGCCTTCAGCTCTTCGTAAGACTTGTAGTTAGAAGGGTCTGTAAACTCACCCAGTGGATATACCTGACCATAAATCTTTTCGAGTTGCTCATCATCTGCCAGAGGAGATGGAGATGCAAACTCAGAACGGTCATAGTTACGGTATCCTTCAACATTCCGAATCTTCAGTTTGAAGTCAGCACCTTCCCAAAGATCGAATGGATTGATAGGATCTTCATCTTCAAACTGTGGTTGCATCGCTTCCATCAGTTTGTCATGAATCTTTTTACCGTACTGGTACAGGAACACCTTACCTTCGTTCTCAGGATTACCCGAGTCAGAAACGATATAAATGTTAGAGACGTAGTGCAGACGGCGCTTCTGTTCCCGAGCAGTCTGTTTATCTTCGTCTCGACCAGTATTCCACAGCTGCGAGTTTAATTCGCCTACGGGGTCTTTCTGCCCGATAGAGGTAAGTGATTTTTCAATATACCACATACCTGTAGTCTTGCCTTTAAAACCGTGATCCCAGTAACGAACCCAAGGAAGTTCTTCACCTTCTGGTGCTGGCAGGAAACGAATAACAGCATAACCGTTACCTGCCTTATCAACAGTAGGTTTCCAGATACGTTCATCTGGACCATTCCGAACATCAGCAGATTCGTTAAGTTTTGCTGCTGCGTTGACAAGTTTATCGATGGAAGAACCACGGGATTTTTTAAGATTTGCAAGAGACATATTTTTATATTCCTTTGTATTACTGAAGTATTAAGTTTTGTATCATACTATAAAGTTCAAGTGTTGTCAATCATTTTTTTCAAAGGTGATTGAACCTTCTTCTATCTCCATACTAGATGGAGAACCAACAGATAGGATATCCTTCAGATTTAATCCAGGAATCCCACCATCTTGTTCTACATGTTCATAGTCACTTGTCGGTTTCTGGACAGACACATTCTCCGATTGGAGGCAATCCACCGTCAGTGCTTGATTCTGTTCCTTCATCCACAGTCTCCAATTCTTCTTCTGTTGTCGGTTCTTCTGTAACAATATCATTAAAGGTTGGATTTTCTTCAACAGGTTCAGCATCAACGGGTAGTTCTCCTGCATCTTCAATCACCTCTTCTGACTGACCAAATCCACCTAAAATATTGTCCTTATAAATGAAAGAACATGCTCCGATTCCAAGAATGACTAGCACAAATGGAATATACATTCCGATTAGTTTTAACATAAATTTCCCCATTCGTTCCTCACAATGGTAATGTATTGATCCTCTCAAGGAAATTTAGATTACGAGCTTCTGCTTCTAGTTTATCCTTGATCGATGTATTTATTAGATTGTTAATCCTTTCTGGTTCAATAGAATGCTGTGTCATAATATCTGTGATAGCATCCAGATAGGATTCTTTTTTGGTGTAAACATAAGTTTCTACCATATCACAAAATCGTTTTTTAGTTAGAATTTTATTCTCAATATCCATCATTCTTTTCGCTCAAAAACTCTTGATATGCTTCATTACCAGAAAGAATCTCGTTAATGTCATAAGACTGAGCATATTCCAAGTCATAAGCTGCTTGCCTTTCTAACTTCTTTTTCATACGGAATTGAGTATCAAAGTGCTTCTTGCGCAGTTTGTTTTTCAGTGTGGCCATATTTATATCCCTCCTGCTGGTGTGTAATAGTCGTATATTTCCCGAGTATATCGAGTTGTTTCATTAAACTCATCAATAGATTCATTGATCACTGAACATGGAATACCTTTCATTGCATCATATTGTTCAATTAGTGTTGCCAGTTTCCATCCTTCAATATCTTCTATCGTAACACTATAACCTTCTTCTTCTGCTTTGTCAAGCATAAAAGTATCAAAAATTTCGTTAAATCTTTTTACGTTTTCTTTATTGATTTTACCACATCCCAGAACTTCAGCAGCAGCTAAACTGGCAATGTCTTTATATTCCATAATCATATATTCTTTGGTGATCACCTGACTCATAGCAACACTAGGAACCAAAGCAAACAGTATTGCTATGAGCGTTTTCATTTAACTCTCCCTAAACACTTTGTGTATATCTCTTAATAGATTCTTACCTTCATCACGCTTACGCTGGAATACGTTGCGTCCTACAATCATACCATACGCACCATTCTTGGCAATTGCTTCTGCTTCCATCAGGATTCCATCAGTTCTACGCATATATCCACCAGAGAAGACCACAGGGATACCACATGCCGCTTTAACGATACGGTCTACACGAATGCATAGGTCTGCAATGCTATCATACTCAGGAAGCTTGACTTTGATCACATCTGGTTCCAACTGTGCAGCAATGTATGCCGCATGCATTATAGTCTCAAACGAGATAGGATTGAATTCACCGCCACGTGGATACGACCAGAGAATGGTCTTTGATGTTGGCGAGGCATGGGTTTTGATTTTACCAAAGTAGTTGATCATATCGTCTTGATCAATCGAACCAGGATAGATCGTATATCCAACACCACCCATTTCTCGGGCAGCTGCTGTAGTTGCATAGACTGCTTGAGTCGGATCAAGGTAGTCATTTAGATTGTTACCATGATTTAATTTCATAATGATATCCTGTGCCAAATGTGGATACCAAAACTTCAATAGGTTAGCAGTGCGCTGCGGTAGTGCTGCAGCCCCTACTAACCCCTCTTGTAACAACTCGGCAATGTAGTCTACCTGATAATCTACATCCAACATCTCAGGATGATCAGTGGCAAAAAACGCTGAATGTGGTCCATGCTCTACTCCCTGATCAATGGGGAGGATGATTGTGTAGTTACCTTTTTTACCGAAATCTGGTTCACATAAACGCTTGTGCTTCATTCTCTTCCCTCAATTTTTTAATACGATACTTACAATCCTGCTGTAGACTCTCCAGCTCCTCAATATTTTCATGACGTAGGATAATCTCCATTGCTCGAATATAATCATTAGTCTGTTTAATTTCAAAATCATTCATCATTTTGATCCTTTAATAACTCTACAATCCTTTCTGCCGCTTCTAGATAAAGATCACCTTCAGGTTTGTCTTCGTCTTCTGGATATACCTTTTCCCAGTTTCTTAGACGTTCAATCAGTCTTTTGTCATAACTATTCATTATTCATCATCCTCTAGTAACACTTCTCCCATACCATGTAGCCCATAGTCACATCATCATCAGAGAAGCCTTTCATGCCTTCAAGAACAGACATCCATTTGGCAAACTCAACGATGCTTTCATCATTTACATTTACTTTGTATTCGTTACGATCATATCCGGTCTTCTTTGCGACAAACCGAACATACTTCTCAGTGTCGTTCTCTACCGGAGGTGCCCACTTGTAGATCGCTTCGCTTAGAGTGAGTCCAGTGTACAAGCGGTCAAGAAGATCAAACATAGCTGCATATCCCCATTCAGGAGCAGCGAAGGACTCAAACCCAGATTCATTAGTTGTCTCGCCAAAGTAAGTCACCTTTGTCTTGCGGATGTTACC